GTAGCAACCTCAATGACAACATTTTCTTCAACAACTGTGATCGTAGTAGCCATTAGATTGTCACCTGTCCAGCAAATGTGAATTTGCCATCAAGCACACGATAGGTTGATGTGCCATTAGTTACCTCGAGGTCATACAAGTAGTCTCCCGGAGTAACGGCACCAGTTAGCGCAGAACTAATCACAATCGCAATCGTCCCTGCGCTGCCCCCTAACGTGATGCCGCTACCCGAGGTTAGTGTCATTACTGCAGGCGAATTCAAGTATTGCTTCACTTGTAGTTTCGCTGTGTAACCAGTCCAATTAACCAATGTGCCATCAACACGCCACGTAAATGTACGTTCCCATGTCGCTCCGCACCAAATGGTTGCGCTGTATTTGCCGGGGTCTAAAGCCATGAGGCAATCATACAGCAACCGTTACGACAGTCTTAGGCATTTCTGCATGGCCAACAGCCATCACCATCGCCACAGCTGCAGGAATCGACCCGGACTGCCTCCGTGCAATGCGCCACCCCCCATCTGATGCTGGACGCCTCGAGCACGCTGCAAGTTGCGCCCGAAGTTCAGGCTGTCCCACGTGGTGAATGCGTTTGGCCTGCATCGCTGTCATAGTAATGTCGCACAATGTTGGGAACACAGTTCCAGACCAAGGCGTAGGGTCTGTATGAATACCTACCTGCTTCAATCTGGCTGCAACATGCTCCCCAGCTCGAGGATCATAAGCGACAGAGCGAGTCTTGTAACGCCTCACGACGGACGCAATTTCGCCTGCTAGTTCTAGTTCACTCAACGGCTCATCACGCTCCCACGCATGGCTAAACACCCGTAAACCATCATCAGCGACCTGTGCGCTGACCAGATAGCAAGATGTGCGGTTGAAGTCGAGGTCAAATGCCATGAATGTCGGTAGGTCTGGGTCCATGACCAGTGTGCGATCTAGACCAGCATCAAAGTGTGCAAGATTCCAAGGACTATCAAGCGCATCAACCCACTGGCACAGCAACTCAGTCCTCACATTGTCTGGATTGTCCCGTGCAACCGAATCCTCAAGCGACTCAATCTGAACCGTGTAACCAAGTGCAGGATTTGCTGCCTGCCAAGCAGTAACGTCATCAATTTTGCAATGGGGTTCAGCCGACCACTCCCACCATCCCAATCGAGGCGACTTGTCAGCAATCGCTCTCGATCGTAAATCGTTAAGGACAGTGCTATCGGCTGTCCCGGCATTAGACGTGACCCAAGTTTGAGCGTTCGGTCTTGCACGGGTAGTTGGCGCAGCTGCAGCCCATACGGCCTCCCCAATTTCACGCAACTCATCAATGTAAAGCAAATCAGCACTGGCACCACGAGCACCATCAGCGGTAGCAGCCAAAATGTGATAGCGACGAACACGGGTACATCCCTTTGGACACGGTTCAGGGGCATGCTCGCACCATACTTCGATACCTTCGTTTCCATTAGTCCTGCTTACCTTCTTGATGCGCTTCGCCATCCAAGGCGTGGACTCGATAATGTCCACAACTTTCCACAACGTATCCAGAGACAATCGGCGGTTCTGAGCCATGCCATACGCTTGACCCTCGCCAAATATAAATAGCCCCGCTAGAATCCTCATTCGCATTAGATGCGTTTTTCCGCTCTGCCTCGCAACTAAGACACCACATGTTGTCCTAATCCACTTTCCGTCCGGACCGATTACCAGTGCCTGATCCATTACGTGCTTTTGCCACTCCATCAACGGCAGGTTCAGACTTTCCGCCAGCTGCGCCACCAGTGGTCCGAGGCTTCGACCTTTGACGGGCTTTGACTGCAACCGGGGCACTGACGAGCCGTAAATACGTTTCCGAGAATTCCTTGCCATGATCTACTTCCTGAACTACTGAAGACGAGCCAACATTACGACTCTTAGGGGTAAGTAACAACGCATCCATCAAACTAACATGCCTAGCAATCAACTGAGACAAATCTGCAGTATCACCAGTGTCGAACTTGACGTCAATGAGGATGCTCAACCGATACAACACTGACAAAGCACCAGCATCAACAGCTGCAAGATGGCCACCATTATTAGCCACAGCAATCTTGACATTTTCAAGAATATTCAAAGTGTTCTCAGTCATTTTGAGCCTCAGGCGGTGCAAATTTTCTCATCGGGGAATAACTCCTGCCTGCGGGCGGGTGTCCAATCGTGCTCACAAAAAAACGCTTCTTAGGTGCGATGCGTTTTCCTTTGCTTCGATTACATGCAATACATGCTGCAACGAGGTTATCATCATCCTCGCCACCACCCAGTGCTCGAGGTATCACATGATCTACTTCGGTTGCTTCGCCTCTGCAGTAGTGGCATGTGTAGCCATCACGTTGTAGCACACGCAGTCGTATCTGTGCCCACCCTTTAACTCTTACCGGCATTGTCGTCCCTCTCTTTCCTCAAGGTTACTCTGCATCGTAGACACTTCAAACGTTCACTGATGCTGGCTTGTAGCTCTTTATCAAATGCTTTGATGATGCTGGTTTGTCGTTGGATTGTGTATTCCAGTTGTGTTATTCGTCTTTCGTATTCTGCTTGCTGTTTGAGTATTGACTTAGGTATCACTGATTGACTCCTGACCTGATTGGCTTAGTGGGCAGGGAATGGCTACCAAAAGCAGCCAAATCTCCTGACCGTCATGGATGAGCGGTACTGGTGTATGGATCCTTACGGATAGTCACGCCATATATGAATACTGTCTTGTAGTGCAATGCATGGTGACTCGGTTATGCATCACAGTGCTTCATTCTCCCTGCGTTATGTGTGTGGGATGGGGTTGCATGGTTTAGTCCGTCCATGCCAGTAGTACGCCCTCGAACGGCGGTTGAGCCTGTTGGTTAGCAGGCCAGCGGTTTGAGTCACGCCCGGACATTAGCGAAAGGTTCTAGAACGGTGGTTCAGCCTGTGATGGTTGTGCCCACGGGTCTGCAGCTGCTGGCGGTGCATCTCGCTTGATGCGCTCAACCTTAGCAATGGCGTTGGTCAGTGCTGCACCTACAACATCGCATTCGAGTTCCATGCGTCGTTGCTTGGCTTCATTCTTGTCGATGTAGTCGTGCTGACGCAGGATGCCTTGTGCTATGACTGCCATGCCTTTCTGTAGGCTCTCGGCAATGTTTTCAGCCTGCTTATTCCATGCTGTGCATGTGATGAACGTGGTGTTTCCATCGACCCATGTGTTTGTATCTTTGTCGAACTTACGATCACTGCAAGCAACCACAAAGTTCACTACAGGCTTGCCTGCTGGTGTGAAGCGTAGTTCTGGGTCTGCTGTGAGATTACCTACGATTGTTATCTGAATTTTCATTCGTTTCTCCTACTAACTGTTCAATGGTGTTAAGTATGCGCTGCATGTTTGCTGTGATTTTCTCATTATCGACGATGTGTGACCTGAGCATGAGTAGTCCGTTGCAGAAGCCTGCATCGAAGTGTGCTGCAGGTGTGTCCAGTAGCGTTACTTTCTTATTCATCTTTCGCACCAATTAATGCTTTGATAGTGTCACATGGCCAATTAGCGTTACATTCAATGCAAATTGGTGTTTCACATGCAAATCCTTTTTGATGCAGTCCTACTATATGATCAAGGGCTTTATGCATATACATGAATTTGTTTGCAAGTCGTTCACTCCTAGTCGCCATCTGTTGTCCTATCAAATCCCACTGTGGTGTTCTGGCCACCTACCTTGATGATTGGCTGGAGTGCCTGTAGTTCCTCGATGATGGCTGATGCTTCAAGCTTCGTGATCGCACCGACTATTTCATGCTTGGCTTTCCATTCCTCAACCCATGATGGTCCGGGCATGAGTCGCTGGATGAGTTTGCGCTGTGCTTCGGTTGCTGGGTCTTGAGCGAAAGGTTTGCCCTGCTTTGAACCCTTGTAGACGGGCTTAGGCCGTTCGGCTTCTTGTGCTGACGCAACTTCGTCCCTTGAGGCTACCGAGACGTCAATACCGATTCCAAGTGATGCAATGGCACGTCCCCAGCAGCTGCTCTCCAAGTTTTGGAGCGTACTGCCTTTTGTGAAATTGGTGCGACCGATGGCTAATTCTTGTGCTGTGCCGATGCCGGGCTTTGTATCATCTTTGTCACGGTATGCATAGGCAATGCCCCAGATGTAATCAGGGTCATGCTGGCATATGCCTTTGAATTCAAACTGTAGTGATCCATGAGGCCATGATTGATGAAATAGTGCTACACGGGTTTTTACGTCCACATAATCGTTCAGATTGAAACTCATTATGAGCCTTTCTTATTGTATTTGAGTGCCAGTGGGCACAATGTTAAACCCTGTGGTCCGACATGCCATGCACCTACTGGACGGTAAGCATTAAGTGTTGCATTCCATTCAACACCATGTGCAGCATCAGTGCAGTATTCGTAATGAATCATGGCTTGTCCTTTTGGAAAGGCATAACGTAAGGGCATTTGGAAGCTTTAACATTTCCATCAGCATCTTCATGTGAATGCCACACACCTATTGGATCATTAGTTTGTGTCTGAGCGTTCCATCGACGGTCATGTTTTGGATCATCGCATACTCGGCGCAAATCACCAGTTTTAAGTGCACTTGCCCAATGCTCATTCCAAGCCAAAGTGAATTCATGTGGTTTTGGATGCTTGTCTGTTTGTTTGAAATGTTTAATGGTGAATTCTCGAGCAAATGCCCAAGTCATTTTGCTTGGTAGAAGTGTCATCCATGCTTCCACACTTCGAGGTCTCTGCTCCCAATCAGAAGCAAACTCAGTGAACATGGTAAACAAGTTTTCCAGTTCTTTCCTATCCATGATCTTGCCTTTCTATTTGTATTTGGCTTCCAAGTCGTGAGGTACATCATAGAACCATCCCTGACTGACATTAATCTCGATGAAAGATTCGCTGCGAGTCAGGGATGTGTTCTTGCTAATGCATTTGGCGTCCCGTAGTTCCCATGAGTGAATGATGAAATAACGGGTTTTGTCGCTGTTGAATGTGACAAAGTATGACCGGTCATTAACAAACTTGATTTTGCGACTGGAGTAATGGATCGTGTCATAAGGAAAGTCCACTCCAGTCCAGTTGTGTTTGACTTCAACTTCGTAATCGTATTTGTCGGTCAGTATGTCGATGCCGTATTCGTCGGGATTGACACGGGGGTTGCATTCGTATCGGGAGTTTAGGATGTCAATGAATAGGTGTTTTACCCAGTCGTTTCTGTCATAAAGTTCCTGACTGAATGGTTTACTCACAGCGTTTCGTTGTGTCCTAAGAGCTTGAGCGCTCGCAATAGTTCTGTTGGTGTACAGAATAGGACATTACACATCTTTGGGAGTAATTCCATGCGTGGAATGTTCTCAAAGTAGAAGTAGCGCCACAGGTTACCTCGATGTATGCCGATTCGTGTGGCTACTTCGTCAAGTGTTTTGTAGTTGAGTTCTTCCATGCGTCGGCGTAGCCATTCCATGCCTACTTCTTGTTTTGGCATTATGCACGCACCTTGATGTTTAGATCGTGTGCTACTTGTGAAGCGATCGGTGCGCCCGGCACTGAATGGGGCTGAGTCTTTACTGCATCGTTCATTTCAAAGCCAAACCATAGGAGTGCAGCTGTGAGCAGGCTGAGTGGGATTAGTGCTGTGAGTGACATTGTGCCACCACATGCGTACAGGTAGACGGCTAGTGACCAGCCTGTGAAGTT